GTAATACTCACCATTCAGGGTAAGGAAAAATCAACCGTTTTATTAAATTTAGAACGTCTTCAAAGCGATAAGAGGAGCTGACTCCACAAGCTGCGCGTTCTCCGGGAACCAGGTGGGGAACTCGGACTGTGTCCAAGCAACCTTGAAGCCGATATAAGACTTGGCACTGCCCGTTTGGGAATCCATGTTAGGCAAGAACGAAACCGGACCGGAAATCATCTCATACTGCACATCCTCTCCCGGGGTCTGAACGAGAACAGCGAGCCAGTACAGCCCGGGATCCAGGGCAATGTTGAACACGTCTGGTCCCAGTGTGGCCAGCCCAGTGGACAAACCAGTGGACACGTTAAGTTGTGATGCGGCATTTGCCACAAGCCCCTGCGGGTAGCCACTCCACCGTGGATCCGAGTAGATGCCGATCTTTACTTGACCGGTAGTTTCCCCAGCAGCATTCACAGCTATCCCAGCGCTGTTGTAACGCTCTCGTGTACTAGAAACCACAAATGGGATAGCCCACAGCTCATTCGCTACCAGCGTGCTTGGGGTGCTCTTGCTCCCGAAGTCCACCGTATACCAGGTATCCGGCCTGCGAACCCTGATAAGCGGGACATGCCGGGGAGTAGGTGGGTTGAAACACGCAGTAGCACTAGACGCAGTGGCCGGGGGCGTCATGCGGGCAAGAGCATCCAGGAGAGCATCCGCGATCTTCGCGTTGCCCGCCTCATTCGGGTGCAGGTTGTCCCAGAACAGCTTGGGGTCCTTGTTCAGCGCTGCATCAATGTCGGCAACCTGCACCATTTGGTCGAATTCCGCAACCACGTCCCGGATAACCTGGTTGAATTGATCAACCTGGCTGTCCCGCTGCTGCTCAGTACCAGACCACCCCGGGTACTTGGAATATCCCGCATTAGGGAGCTTGGCGATGTTCGCCACAATCACAGGTGGCGGGGTTTTGGATTCCAGCCACCAGCCGCAAAACGACACCATCCCACTGGTATCGACACTGGTTACAGTGACCGTGATCGTCTTACCGGCATCTGCGCTAGTAAGACCCGTGAATCGGTGGACCATGATGCCGTGCGACAAATCAGTCTGGGCACCGGTGTACAGGCTGCCACTGACCCCGGTTGTTCCACCAAATGTGACCGTGCCGCCATAGCCAATGAAGTTGGCGTGAAAACACACGGCCACTGTTTCGCCATCATAATCATCCGGCAGGGTCAGCGTGATGGTCGGTCCCGCGGTAGTGGCATCATGGGTGGTACCACCAATGGTCCACTCCTCACTCCATGGCACCTGGTTCCACCCACTGGAATAGGTGGTTCTGGTACCAATAAACGTCGCGTCATCGTAAACAACCGACGCCCGCCAGAAAGAAATAAGCGCACGGAGAGTGTGGGCGTACATAGCCCGGTGGTTCGCGTCACGGCTACCGAAACCAAGATCGTTGATACCCCACCCAAAAATCGCTCCCCCATCATTGCCGACATAGGGGGCTGCCCGACCCATGTTCGGGTCTCTGGTGGCCAGCACACGGGCGAAACCACCCTGTTGGCGGCCCTCAATCGTCAACCGGGAGCCTGACACTGCCTGGTTGACAATACCGTGGGGATCCAAGCCGAGCGCGTTGGCGAACATCACATCCGGGCCGCCGGATACATCCACCGCGCCAGACGTCCCATCCCAATAGCTGTGACCGTACACGTGCCATCTGTTGGGGCGCTGGAAATTGGCGAAAAGAATCTTGCGCTCTTTTCCTGATGAGTCCCGAACCGTGAGTTCGCCCTGCTTAGTCGAGTACAGGGAAGTCTGCCCCTCACCGGGGTTATCAACTACCTGAACCTGCTGAAATTTGATCGGACAATAGAAGAGAACCACTACCCCACCACCGTAACGCGAATAGTATTGGCTGCCACATCCACGTGAGCCATGACCTCAATGGCGCTGGCGCTGACAACCCGGGAGTCAAGTTTGACAATCTCACCCGTGGAAACGATCTGAAAAGTCGGCTCCAACGGATTGGACGTGTTCAAGTTGTGGGTGACCTGGGTCCACACGCCAGCGCTCAATGCTGGGAGAAGAGCCGTGTAAACGCCAACCGTTCCAAGACTGGCTCGTGCTCCAGCGGCCGTGGTAGCACCGGTTCCGCCCTTACTCACCGGTACGAGACCGACGGATACGCCAGAGCTGGACACAGAGATGGAGCTGTCCGCCGCCTTCACGGAGAAGGTGGCACCGTCGAGTTGCAGACCGTTACCGGCCGTGTAGGTTTGGCCACCGGTGGAGAACTTGGTCCAAACCTGATTCCAGTTACCGGGTGCACCGGAAGGGGTGGCGGTTTGAATCCACTGCGTACCCTCGTTGGTGCCTTCAGCAACCGCAACCAGGGTGCCGTCCACTATTTCTCCGATGGCGTCCGCGTCCGGGGCGCGAATCAGCGGGGTAGTGGCACCCTGCCACACGTAAATGCCGTTTTCCCGGGCGTCATCCTGTCCCGCCAGGAGAATCCGATCACCAGGGGACAGGTTCACCCCGTCAAGGGTTGCGCCCGGGGCGTTGATTGAAATTGAGCTCGTGACGACGATCCGCACCGGGTCCTTGACCGCAATCCCAGCGCGGGCGTCATCAACGTACCTCTTATTGGCCGCGTCCGTGTCACTAACCGGGGTACCAAGGTTGGTGAGGCGCTGCCCGGCCATGGTGACACTGCCCGTGGGCGGGGCGAACCGGTTGAGAGCCGTTCCCTCAATGACATCCGTGAGATCCGAGATGGTGCTGGCGGGCTGGGTTCCCGTGTGATTCGCCCGGTTGAGCGGGTTCACCGCGAGCTTCGAAATCGAGATCGCAGCTGAAGCTGAGATCTTGGCGTCCGTGATGGACCCGTCCGGCAGGTCGGCACCATCCACCCTCACCCACTTGGTGCCATCCCAGAACTTGACCACCCGGGGATTAGTGGACGTGTCCACCCACAACTGACCGGGCGTAGGATTCGGGGGAGGGGTAGCGCCAGACTCCGGCACCAGCCCCTTGACCGGAATCTGTGAAAAGTCCGTCTGCGACAGAAACTTCACTTAAGCTCCTACATCAAGCGTATCTTTCCAGCAACCGGAAAATGCCAGGTCACAACAACATTCCCAGGTAGAAACCGGACATCTCCCTTGATTTCTGCACCGTACAAATCCGTTGTGGTCACCTCGGGTTGGTGATCAAGGTCGTGGGCCACATCCCACACAGAAACCGGGGTCGCGAACGTCACCTCAATAGTCCGGATTTCACCAGGTGGACCAGGAGGACCGGGCGGACCCGGGGTGAGCTCAATCTGCTCCAACGCTTCCTGAAACTGCTCGTGGCGAACGTACCTGTTATCAAAATCCGTCAGCGAAATGATGTTGGAACCGGGCGGCACAGTGGTCCCAGCGCCCATATGCGGGACGTCAACAGCAGCCTCACCAGCCCACCAAGCCGAGAACTGTTCATCGCCGATCAGGTCAGCCGGTTTGAGCTGAACGGCCGTGATCACGACCATCATGTCCCGGCGGTTCACCTGGCCGTGCACTTGAATCCGGGTCACCTGGAAAACACGATCATCGTAAATCAGGCGATCCCGGGTGTAGTTGCCGTGCGCAATGTCGATGTCGTGCATCCCAGCACGGACCAGCCCGGCGTAGGGGACCGTGAAGAAGAGGCTGTCGGTCCAGTACAGACCACCGGGCAACCGGTCCGGCATGCCCTCTTCACGGTTTACGCTCATCACCGGAATCCGGTGCGGGCCGGAGAACTTGCGCCCCTCGCCAGCCGGTTCATCATAAATCTCGTGCGCTGAACTAAGCTCCGGGGCGTAACGGTAGTAGTCGATATAGTCGCCCCACGTGTACTGGTAGCCCAGGGCTGCCCGGTCAATCTCCGTGGTCTCAAATCGGGGCGTGAACCGGCCCCCGGACTTGTGATCCAACCGGCTCACTTAGAACCCCCAGCTACCAAGAATCGGGCTAGGAATACCGGACTCGTCCTCGTGAACCACCTCAACCGGTGGCAGGATACGCTCTGGCATATCCCACTCGTCGTACTCACGCGGCCGGAATACAGGCACAAGCCGACCGGTCATGAGGCTGATGCGCCTGAGCTGGCGCTGCTCAATCCGGTACAGGCCGATACCGAGCAGATTGCAGAACATCTGATATCTTTCGGTAAGCCGATCAATCTGCTCAAGCATCTGCGTGTACCGTTGGCTACGGCGCAGATGGGTGCCCTCACTGGTCACCACATCCATGTCCGTGGCGGCATCCGTTGTAGCAGACCAAAGAGCTTCAATAGTGGCCAAAATCGCCAGAGGCTCCACCTCTTCCTCTGGCAGATTCTCCAAAGTCAGATCCTCGCGCTTGTACCGGATACGCCCCGCATCATCCCTGTACCGGGTGACCAGCTTCCTGCCACGAGTGTGCTGTATCAGGGCATCGTTAATGAAGCGTTGGATCTCTTTGTCCGAGAATAGCGGGTAGTGGCTGCCTGTGACCGTTACAGCCGCGTGCGGTGGTGGAACCTCGTGAAGAACCAGAATCCCGGTTCGCTCCTTGAGCGTGTACTGGGAGGGGTTCAGGACGACTGCGTTAGTGTTCGGTGGGGTGACGATGTTAACCTGAACAGTTTCCGGCCGCACATTACGCACACCGAGCTCAATGACGTCGCGACCACCTGTTTCAGGGACAACAAAGTCTTCTTCAAGGTCGCCAAGCTCGGTGCGGACACGCTCAATCAGATCTTCAATAGCGGCCATACAAACATTGTCAAATTAAAAACTGCACAAATTGTAATTCCCAAAAAGAAGGACCCCCGGGCTCCCGAACCGGGGGTCCTAGTGAGGAGGCAGAGAAAGGAAGATAGACAGAGGAGGCCAACGTCGCTCGTCTGGTCTGCTAATAGAATAGCACACTCGCGCCCAAAAAGGAAATCCCCGACCCCCACACTACTGGATATTGATCGACAGCTTTCCAATCGCAATCTGAAGCGCCTGCCCGGCAGCGGGCTGCTGGGGCGAGTCAAGCTGGAACTTGAACAGCACCTGGCCACTGGTACCGGTTTGGGCCGTCACAAGCGCCGCGTGTGTGATCGGCGAAGTCACATCATTAGTGAACGGCCCGAACGTTACCACAGAGCATTACTAGCCGAACTGGGGCGCGCATTAGTCGCGGTAGTCCATGACACTGCCTGACGCGCGTACCCGGGCGTGGTGAGCTCCGGAAGCACGGCAAGATCAGCGTCATCCGCAAAATTGGCAGTCAATAGGGCAAGATAGGTGATTCTCGGGGCCGTGTGATCAAGCTGAACCCCGGTCAGATAGTCCACCCAAATCTTGCAACCCCATGCTGAAGGATTACCCGGCATTGGCCACCTTCTGGAAAAGCTCAGTAAACTCGGGGACGGTCAACGCGATCGTGCGAACCGCGCCCTCCGTCGTCTTGAATTCAGCAGTCACAGTGTCCTTGTCCACCAGGCCAAGACCAGGAGTACCCGGGGGGTGAATTCCGGTTACGGTGACCACCGTGCCAGCGTGCAAATAACCCGGCCCGTCACCGAAATCACGCTTCAAACGGTACTGGTCACCAACAGCAGGATTCTTAGCAGCCATCAATGAAGAACCAGACCCTTCTCGTCAAGGTGCCGGTACACCCACTCAGGAACCACGTAAGTATTACCGCGATAGAACGTGAACGTGTTTCCCTGACCGATAGTGACATCAACAAGATCGGTGTTCACCTGCAGCTTGCGAGTTGGCGTATTAACGGTGACCTTGCCGACCTTGATCTCGGTGTCACTCGTGGGAGTAGGCAGCTCGTTAATCGTAGTAATCTGCCCAGCCCGCTCAGCGAGCTTATCCGCGTACTCCTGGGCCAGCTTCTCAGCCTTCTTACCCGTAACATCAAGCGGGCTCTTACTCGACCTAGCCAAGATATTCTCCGTTAAATCCGCACCAAATACCCTACGAATTCAAGTGTTATGAAGCTCAGATTGAGGATGTGAATCCAGGGTGGGCTCACCGCAATTCTTGAGGGTTAGCCCACCCGTTTTCTCAGTTGGTTTCGAGAACGCACACAGCCTGGTCGGTGATAAGCCCCCAACCGAAAATCGAGTACCACGCAAGCGCGTGTTCACGACCAAAGTCGAGCACACCGCCATCCCGTAGCTCCACAGGGAGTGCGATGGCGTGCCCGAAGGCGTTGTCACCAATGATCACAGACTGATAAACAGGGACCTGCTCCTCCGGCGCGGCCTGCGGATCATTGACAATCTGGCGGACCTGCGTGGTCTCGATGAACGTAACGTCGTCGATCCTGCCGATCTCGCCCAGAGAAAACATTCCCGGCTGCGCGTACTTGGTCATCTCAATCCAAGTCGGGTCGTCGCGCAGACGCCGCGACTGGTGCGGATGAACAAAGCAAACATACGAGTCACCAAGGCGCGGAACATTCTTGGACGCCAGCGTTTCCACAGCGTCCTTCACAAGCGCCGTAGTAAAGTGGTAATCACCCGTCAGACCAGCCCGGGTGGTGGCGTGCTGACCACGGTCGTACGGCGAAATAGCGGTACGATCGCTCAGCGAATACTTGTTGTACCCATAAAGCACGGACGACGCCTGGAGAAGGGTGTCTCTCGCGCACTCATCCAAGTACATCGCGAGGTTTCGTCCGAGCAGACGCGACGCAGTAGCCATAACGTCGTCAAAGGACGCGTTCAGCAGCAGCTCGGAAACCGCAACAGCGTAACCATGCTCAGCAACAGTAATGCTGAACTGGTTAGCGGTGAGAGCGGCGGTCTGCATCCGCACACCCTCAACGAGCTGACTAGCCTTCCCCAGGTTGTTGTAACGGGTGAAGTTAATGGTAAGTCCAGGCTGTACCCCGAGCTCCGTCTTCTTAATAGCGAACTGTTCGAACCGGAGAATCGGCAGGGCCTGGAAAAGGATCTCCTTAGACCAGATGGTCTGGATCACGGGCGACAGCGTAGAATTCGGGCCCGTGTACGCAGTAGGCGATGCCGAAAGATATGGAGTACCGGTAATCGCGCTCACTTAGACACCTCAATTACTGGAACATCCCACCGTTAACTCGGCGGTTACCGAACACGTGCGGGCGGATCTTCTCCGCGTATTCCTTCAGGGACATGTTCTTGATATCTTCTGCGGTGTACGTCTTCGTCCCCGTCGGATTATTCAGGGTCGGATCAACGCCATATCCGGTGGGGGAGACACCGCGCATGTTCTGGGCCATCGCAGCCTGAGCAGACAGCAGCGAGTTCGTGATCGCCTGGGTCTTCTCCTTGAGGCGGGCGATACTCTCCTCGATCTCCTCAGCGGTGTTACCGGTGATGAAATCAAGGAGTTCAGGCGCGATGTTGTCGCGCTCCTCGTTGATTCGCTGCTGCTTGTACCGCTCCAGCTCAGCGAGCTGCTTCTCCTTCTCAAGGAGAGCCCGCTCCTCTTCACGCTCCCGCTGGATCCGCTCAAACTGCTCCTGCCACTCGGCAGTACGACGCTCAAGAAGCTGACGGAGCGACATCTGCTCCTCTTCCGCCTGCTTCTTCGCCTTCTCAGCAGCTTCCTGAGCTTCGCGAATCTGCCGCTCCTTCTCCTGCCGCTCGCGCTCCCGCTCCGCAAGGACCTCTTCAAGCTGCTTGCTCATCGCGGAAAGCCGCTCCTCCGCCTGAGCAAGCCGGTTGTAGAGCTTGCTCTTCTCCTCCTGCCGGACACGCTCAATGTCCTCGGCAGTGAAGATCGGCCCCTTGCTGGCCTCCGGAGCCTGAGGCGTTGAATCCGGCACAGTCACCTGGTTCTCGTCAATCGTCACACTCTGCGTCATTGGCACGAATCCTTAAGCTGTCTCGTTGTCCGGGTTCCGGCGGCTCGGCTGCTTATAACCGAACGCCTGTGTCACGAGTTCTGTATAGATCTCTCTTTCGATTCCGGACGCCACGGTTGCTTGATTAGCTACCGGGTTTTCCGGAGCGGGAACCGTAGATCCCGAATTCGTACCCGAAGACGGTTCCCCGGCATTTCCATTTTGCATGGAAATACCTGTCGATTGCACAATAGCACGATCTATCAAAGCATTTAGCATTTCGAGAGCGCCATTTTCCAAGACATCCTTACGGCGCTCCTCGAAAATCTCGTTGGCCTTCTCATCCGGGAACTCATTCCCAAGCTCTTCAAGAGCCCCCCGCCTGCTCTCCAGGCCGAGGTCCATCTTCATCTGGAGCTCATTGAGCTTGACCAGCTTGTCCACCGGGAGCGGGGGCGGCCAATGACACTCGGTCTGGTAAGCAACCGGGTCAACGGGATCCACCTCAAGCGGCTGGCCTTCCTCTATAATCCCGCTGGTCTCCGGGTCATACTTAAGCGTTTCCGGCTCGAAATGCCACAAGGTGCGAAGAATCAACTCGTTGATCTTCTGAATCCCGGCGCTATAGGTGGGGATCTTCATCTCACGCCGGGCAACCAGCGGACCATACTGAATCGCCAGCGCCACACCAGAGGTGTTGCTGATCGGCTGAATCTGCCCCAGCGCTGTTTCAGGTACACCCGTCATCTCATGCATCGCCCTCTTGAGGCGATCCAGAAATTCCAGCGGGTACCCGAGATCAACCGCGTTCTCCAGGTTGTAAACCTTCGCCTCAGTTGATGGGATAGCCCAAATCTGGCGCGGGCTGCGGATCAGGTTGTCCGGTTTAGCACCAGTGACAACCGTCACCGGGGCAGAGTGGTAGTTGATGATGTCCGAGATCTCAGTCGCCTTCTCGTTATACTCCCGGTTGATCGGAAGCACGTTCTCAATATCAGACAACCCCCAGGGAGAACCTGAGATCTTGATATTCGGGATGTGAACGATCGGGATCATCCCCAGGGGGTTCGGCCGGGAGTCGATCAGCTCATCATTAATGTATTCTTCAATCTTTTCATCGGTCAGGATCTCCGTGTATGTGAAGACCTGCCGTGTGCCTTCCAGGGTGGTGGTCCAGAAGCGGTACTTGAGCTTGAACCGGACAAGCCTCTCCCCGTCATGCGGATGCCACTCCGGGAAACACTGGGAAGACGCGAGAGGAAGAATCCTCACCCGGCCGGGATGCCAATTGCCAGCAGGATCCTGGTAGGGCGGATCGTAGGCGACCTTGACGAAAGCATCCCCCGTAACAGAACCCTGCTGGCCGATCTCCTTGAGAACAAGCGCCTTATTGTTGTCAACCTCCCACACCCGGCTCAACAGGGCGGGGACGATATGGCTGTACTTCTTCGGGCACTTGAAGTAGACGCCCTTACCGAATGTGAAGTGGTTGATGTAGTCGGCTAGCGCCTGAACATAGTTGAAGGTGAGCTGGCTCTCACCGAACTCGCGGCGATGCACCCAGTGAAAACCCAGGTAGAATGCCCAGTTTCGCGCGTACCTGGCCAGGCGCGGGCCGTGAACCTCAAACTCTTCATCCGATAGCTCTACCAGGCCAAGCGGGGAAATGCT